CGGTACCTACACCAACGATTGCTGTTCGCAATCCTGGAGACATTCCTTGCCATTTATTCCAAATGTTTTTAATTGTTGATTGTTCTGATGAAACAGGTGAGCTATAAGTATGTAGCAAGTTTTCTCTCCAATCCCCGGCTTTAACCTGAGATTTTTTAACTGGAACGTCAGTCTTTTCTCTAGCTTTAAATAAATTTCTTAATCCTTCCATTCTGTCTTGACTTAAAGGAGTTGTAAATCTATCTCTAAATCTATCTCCGGGTGTTCCAAGAAAATCTGTTTGAACGCCAGCTCCACCTAATTGTCTAGCTAATTGTCCACCACCATAAGTTAATGCGCCTTGTTTAAGTGCATCACTTATACTTCCTCTTTGATCAAATCTACCTATGCCTCTCATCAATCCTGCAATACCAGGATTAAAAGGTGCAACGAATGGTGCAGCTTTAACTGCAACATCTGCTAGTTCATTTGGAATTAATTTTCTGACTCGTTCTTTTACCCAACTACCAATACCGTATTTCTGTCTTGGGTATAATCCGGCGATTCCGCCGCCTCTATATAATTGTCTTCGCATTTTCGATCTTGTTATCATAATGTTTGTTAAATTTAAAAGGCAGGGATTTCACCTGAGTTTATATATCTACTTGTTTTTTACTCGTAAATCAAGACTATGTTGTAACTTCTCTAGGCTTAATTTCTAAGGCTGAAAGGACTACATGTAGTCTATTTGCAGTAGCTGCAGTCACCTTTATTACTTCGCTCTCCTGTGCGACTAGAGGTGCTGATAACAGCTCTGTTGTGGCATTTGCCGATATTGCTTTTGTTTTAAAAAGGCTGAATACATTATCAGAAGTATCAGTTAAAGTCACTGTAATTGTATCAGCATTTCCTGAATCTTCAGATACTATAATAGATTTAATAACAGCAGTAGAAAAAGAAGGCACTGTATATAGTGTCGTTGCACTATTACTGGTTAAATCTGCTTTTTTATTTACGAAACTATTTGCCATTATGCTAAAAAGAAATCAAAGGCTTGTAATTCATCCTTTAAGTCCTGTTGAAAAGTTGAGTTTAATTTTGTTACAATACTATCTACATCTCTAACAAATGATTGTTGAACTGTTTGATCGTATTTATCAGTAGGTTGTGTTAATGATTGTACAATTCTAGCCATTATCTTCTTCCATCCGGTTGTATATCTAATCTAAAAGTACCTAATTTCCAGTGCTGAGTTAAACCAGTATTATCTACTTTTAAAGCTATTGCTCTAGCTCTAGCACGTGTATCTATTTTAGTTGTAGTTGTTGTTGATGTAAATGGTCCTAAAGATGAACTTGCTTGTGCATCTGTTGGATAATTTTTTAAGTTTAATGTAACTCTTGCATCTCCAGTTTGAGTTAAAAAGTCAGGTATGACTCTTCTAATTTTCATCATATATTCACCATCACCACCTAAACCTTTTTGGTCTAAGTCAAAATCTCCTGATTCAATACTAGCTTGAACAGCAGTTGTTGCGCCTGCTTTAATTTGATTAGTTCCAGTTTCATGTTCATAATAAGTTGTAACACCATCGGTGTTGCCAACTGTTGAATCACTTGTAGCACTTGAATCATATTCAGTTCCATGTGGTTTACCAAATATAGATGAATCTGCCCAAGTACTTCTTGCAAGTGAACTTATAGTCCATATAGGCCGCTCGCTGCTCGAATCCATATAATTGTATGTAACCGATCTAGAATTAGCTGTAGCTCCACTACCTGGATAAAACCATGTGACTTCACCAAATAAATTATTTAAACCTGCATAAATATGTTGTCTAGGTACATCTGCTAAGCCATCGTAAACATAGTCTTCAACTAAACATGGTAATGATTGTAATTGTCCAGTGTATCTAAAGAAACCATTTTCTGACATCCAGTAAGCTGATCCATCAACTTCAACTGCAGCGTTTTGTCCAATTAATCCACAGTTAGTTCCAACTTGTTGAAACGAGAAAGTAAATGGTGGACCAACAAATTTCATAATAAATAAAGCTGTATCAGTCCAAATATAAATTGCATCACGACCTCTAATTGCTCCAACAATTCTTGTACCATCTGCAAGTCTTTGTGTACCGGCAGTATTAGTTGAAGTTGGAGTCCAAGTAGTTAATGATTCTTGTGAAGACCATCTAACATACATATCATCTTGAGTAGATGTTGTGCCAATTGTAGTTTCTGTTCCAAAACAAACTAAGTGTCTATCCGGTGTAGAAACTAAAGTAAACTGTGAAGCTGTTGGTGCTCCGGATACAGTCGTTGCTCTGGTTGATGTAGCACCTGTTGCATTAGAATCCCATTCAAAAGTTGCACCATCAGAAATAGTTGCAATAAGTTTATTACCAAAATTATCTAATGACCAAATACCAGGAGCTGTTACAATATCACCTGTTTGTGATGCACCCCATTTAGTATAATCAGATGCATTGGTTACAGTAGCAGCATCAGAGTGTGATGCGGCTGTTGTGTTATCTGATCCTCTAGTTAAACCTGATAAAGTTCCAGTACCTGTAGTGTTTGTTGTATAAACAATTCTTTCATCATCTATTAAAACTGTTCCTGAAGCAGGAAATCCTGATGAATCATCAAGTACAATACTTGTGGAAGAATCTGTTAATGCTCCATCTAAAGTAGATGTAACTGCACCTGCTGCAGTACCTCCCCATGCTCCTAATCCCCAACCAGCAGCTGATTCTTCAACTGAAGGTCCAATCGAATAGTAGTGTTGAACTCTTATTCCACCTGATGTGGATGCTCCTGATCCTGATTCATTCGATCCCATTTCAATTGTAATCGTTGTTGAAGTAGGGACGGTTGCAACCATGAATACGTTATCATCAAAATCAGAAGAGCCAAAATCAGAATTGGTAATAGTGGTAAAATTATCCAGCTTAATGATATCGTACTGAGTAATATTATGATCAGATGCAAACGTGATCGTGACTGTTGCGTCTCCGTTTGTTGTTGTAAATGCATTTGTTAATGTTGTTGTAGCTTTAATAGGAGTTATATCATAAAATGCGCCTCCTGAATACACATATAAAATTCTGTTTGTACCTAGTGCTGAATATTTAATACCACTTGAATTAACAAATTGGTGCATGGCAGTTGTTCTACCGGTTAAAGTTATATCTCCTAACTGTGCCCAACCACCTATTTTTTCAGGTGAGCCATATCTAAAACGAACATAGTCACCATCAACCCATTGGCCCTCGCCGCCCGTTGCTGTGACTTGTTTATTGATTCCAGGTTGTATGTTAATTTTCTGTAGCATATTATTTACTTACCATTTAAATTTATAGTAGACAATTTTTTAAAAAAATCTATAGTACATATTTTTATGAATCTTTCCATAGGAACCCCGCTTTTAAAGGCGCACTTTAATAATCATTTAAACCTTAAAAATAACCTATTATCTCTAATTAATCAATCAAAAACTAAAAACAGCAAAATAGAATTTGAAGATGTTTTTCATAAGCTAGATTGGGACCAAGCTTCTGATTTTAACAGACCCTGGGTTAAATACGTATTTCCATATTCTCATAATCAACTGTTAGAAATGGTGAATAAAATTGGTTTTAAATCAATTAAAATACATGAAACATGGTTTCAACAATACGGTAATCAAGGCACACACGGTTGGCATATTCATGCCAATAATTTTACAGGTGTGTATTATCTAGAGTTTGATGATCATCAATACACTCAATTATTAGATCCTCTTAATTTAAATAAAGCTATTTCATTAAGAGTTATAGAAGGTGATTTTATTGTTTTTCCATCACATGTTATACACAGATCTGGTGTAAATCAGACAAAAAAAAGAAGAAGTATCATTTCTTTTAATTTTGATGTGAAAGAGATCAGAGATGATTTATTACAAGAAAGAACTATAAAATATGTCTACTGATAAAGACAATATATACACTTTAGGTTTTAAAAATAAATAAAGTTTGCATTGATTCTTGCATCTTGATCAGTGCATGTTGTGCTGTGATGTTTTTTATGTGCTTTAAAAAATAACACCCTATTTTCAACAGATTTTATTTTACGGTTTGAAAATCCTGTGTACCCATTATTGTTATTAATGTAAAGTATAGCACTATTGCATTTAGGATCATCATGATCACGATGCAATGCGTGTTTTTTTATCTTAGGGGTGTGAGGATAAAAATTACATTTTACTCGAAATAGTTTTTTTATGTTTAATTTTAAAAGAACAGGTCCAAGTAAATTAAGGGCTGGTTGACTTAATATGGTTCCATCTTCATATACGGTATGGCTTAAATAAAAATTTCCTATAGCATTATCTCCTGGATACGCCACATTATTTACATAGTACCAGGGGAAGGTGTTAGTGAGTAAGGTATTTTTTATTTTTAAAAACTCATCTTCAGGTAAAAATTTATCTTTTATTTTAAACATTTTATTAAAATATTAAGATTAAAACGAACTGCATCTTTTGAAGGAGGGTTGCCTTTATGTTCAACCATACTTTTATAAACTTTTGCTTGGCCTAATTTATCAACATAAAATTTATTGTCAATAAAAGTGCCTCCATCGGTCGTGTGTGGATTATATAATATGCTTAAAAAATCGTCGGTGTATTCGTCTTTATGAAAGTCAGTATGATTTCTAGGAAAATACATATTCCATAAAAATCTTTTTATTTTATACTTTTTAATATCTAATTGCTCACAGATTTTTTTAGTAATTTTATATGCTTCTTTATTAAGAGGTGAATCAAAAGGCTTGCCATCTCGTAAAGTTTCAACACTAAAACCCCCACCTCTCCCTGCGAACAAGGGAGGCATTAAATTTTCATAGTCTAAACATTTTGTTAAATACCATTGATGGTAACAAAGTTTTTTGATCAACCCTATGTTTTCTTTTTGTGATAAAATATCATCTATTAAAGTTACTTCTTTATCAGTAGGCATATTTTAAAGTAAAGTGTATATATTGTCTTTTTTTATTTGATTTATTTTCTTTAAGATCAAATGAAACATTAAAAGGAATTACCACCACTGTGTTTTCTCTGGCTATGAAATTAAAAACAGGGATAAAATCTGTATGAATAAATATGATTTTTTCAGGTTCTCTTTTAAAAGATATTAAACCACAATCTTCATCTACATCAATTAGATACAGTCCTTGAAATAAAAAATCTTTAAATTTTTGATTTAAATTACTTTCATTTTTTAAATCTTCAACAAAAGAAACATTGTCAATCTCAATTTTTTGAGAATCTATACAATAGTTTTTACATAGTCCATTTACAAAATTAGAAATAATTTTATTAAATTTTTTAACATCTACTTGTTTTGTTTTCACAGTTTCTTTTTTAAATTCCGAATCTTTTTGATCAGTAAAAAATAATGATTTTGTAAATATATTTATTTGATGCATAAATTAAAAGATATTGATATTCTTTTTTTATTAGAATCGTTCATTTCCACTTCATGTAATAAGTAAGAAGGAAAAATTAACAATAGGTTTTCAACAGGTTCTATATAAAAATGAGATTTGAAATTAGGGTGCTCACTTGCTTGTTCCATTTCAGAGTGCATTCCAACAAATGTATTGGGATTAGTGAAAATTAATTGACCACAATTTGTTGGCGTCTTTAAATAATAGACTCCTGAAAAATGAGCTTGGGGATGTACATGGGATACATTATAACTGTTTTTGTAATTAATATTACACCATAAATTATCCAGCTTTAATTTCTTATTGAAAT